TTACCGTGAGAATGACTGAAGGTGAAGCCGGAATATTACCTGTTGCGGGTATATACTGATATGTGGTGCTATCTTCATTTGATTGATAAGCAATTTCAAAATAATCACCAGTACTTGTTGTTATATTCCAAATGTTTAATGCCACTAATTTTTTGGTATTACACTTGGTGTAACAGATGGTGTAATAGTAATTGTAGGCGTAACACTTGGGGTGGGCGTTGGGGTTAGGGTTGGACGAATAAACCCAACAATATCAATTCCATTTCTAAATTCTATAGCCATTGTATATAAATAGGTAAAAACTAAGATATACTAAATAAAAAGGGAGGTTTTTTAGACCTCCCTTTATTTTAATGTTTTTAAATTCTATTAATATGTCCCTCCGTCGATTACAGTTGAGAATTTAAGAGCTCCGTCTGAATTTTTATATCCTAAAATTCCATCAAGAACATCTGTTGATTCTGTTGTTGAAACATAACCTAATACGTTAGATGAGTTTCTGAATACAATTGCAGATGTTTTACTTCCATTATCTGTTCCTCCTGAATAAGATAACGTTACATTACCCGCAACCAATGTATCACCATTACTTGAAGTAACTGTGAACTTATTTGTATTATATGCTAATGTTGTACCATTATCTGTCAATAAACTATCTCCGATGGTATTTGCTGAAGTTGCCACAGGAATCGTTCCACTTGTTAAACTAATTTCTGAACCTTGTGCTCCGAATGTTGTACCAACAAACTTACTTCCTGAACCATTTTGATTTGTTAATAACCAATAATCATTTTGTGAATCCCATAACATTGATGAAGAAACACCTGATGAGCCTGAATCCATTACTTCAAAACCCGCATATCTCAAGAAAGGAGAGTATGCATTCATTCTGATGATGTTATCGTCAATTTCTACAGTTTGTGATTGTATTGTTACATTTGTTGCTGAACCTAATACTTCTAAATTACCTGACACATACAAATTAGATTGTAATTGTGTGTTACCTGTTACAGTTAAGACACCATTTACTGTTAAATCACCGTTGTTTGTTAAACCATTTGTAGTTAACGATCCCGATGTTCTAATATCTCCGTCAGAATTGTCCACTTCAAATAATCCACCACCTATCTGTAATTTAGTGCCGTTATATGTTAATCCACTGTAGTCAATTAAAGCACCACCTGAACCAACACCAACAACTCTATACTGTGTCAAGTCTTCCACAACTGAAGATGATACTGTTGCAATACCATCAACATTTATTGTTGATTTAAATTGTGCGGAACCTGTTACATCTAATGTTGAATTTATTCCAACCGCACCTTTTAATTCAGATGTTGAATTAACTTGTAAAGTATTTTGTAGAGTTGTTGCACCCGATACAGTTGTAGTTCCACTTACAGATAAATTATCCTTCAATGTTGCCGACCCTGTGACAACCAATGTTGAATTCATTCCTACAGCACTTTTTAATTCTGTTGTTCCTGTAACTATTAAATAACCGTTTACGGTAGTATCTGTATCTATTGTAACACCACTTAACGATTCTATTGTTATTGTATTTGCACCATCATCTATTTTTAGATAATTCGTATCATCACCAAAGAAACTTAATCCACCATTAGATTTAATGTGTGTGTCACTTGCCGCTGTGTTATAAATTTCAAAATATCTTGAGTCGTTTTTGTCCCCTTTTAAGTAAAGTGAACCCGTACCTTGAATATTTGTTACTTCAAGAGCACCTGATAAGTTTAAATTACCATTGTCAAATGTTAATCCACTGTAGTTTGTTAATAAACCGTCTACACCTGCAACAACCAATCTTTTTTCAGTTAATTGGTTGTTATATATTGAACCAGAAACTATCACTTGATCTCCAGCACCATGACCTAAGTAAGATGAACCACTAACAACTAAATCTTCAAATACTGTAATTCCTTCAAGTGAAATAGATTGAGCTTCCAATATGTTAATATATGCGGTACCACTTACATGTAAGTTTCTCCAATTTTTATCTGAAGAACCTAAATCAAATGCGTTGTGTACAATTGGTAAAATTGATGAACTAACCTCACCACCGAATTGGATAATGTCAGTTGTTTGATTACCGATTGTGATGTTACCACCTAAATTAATGTTACCATCAATTGTTGCATCTCCTGTTAAATTTAAGTTAGAACCTGAAATATCTCCGGTAACAATAACTTTTCCACCAACACTCATATCACTTGTTACTCTAACATTTGATCCTGAAATTGTTGATCCTGTGATATTTGTGATGTTAGCATTACTTCCAGTTAAAGATGTGATATTACCGTTTGTACTTGTAAATGTTGTACCTGTTAAATTAGAAAAATTACCGTTACTACCCGTAACACTTGTAATGTTAGCGTTACTTCCTGTTAAAGAGTTTATAGTTACACCTGAAATTGTGTTTCCTTCAATATTACCCGTTAGGTTAATGGCACTATTACCACCTTTATCTAAAATGTATAATGTTTTTGTACCTGTAGAGTAGAAGGGTAATCCGTCCATAGTTGAACCGTGAGATAGAACACTAATCGCTGGTACGGTAGTTCCTTGGTAAATTTTAGATACGGGTTTATATCCACCCGCAACTGCTGTGTCACCGATGAATAGTACAGGAGCATTTAAATCTCCTATAGAACCTGTTCCCATTACCAATTCACCGACGTTTGCGGAAACATCTTTTAGTGCTGATATCGAACCTCTTCTGTGTTTAATTATTTGTGCCATGTTTTGTCTTTACTTTGTTTTATATAAATACTTTATTTTTAATTAGAAAAAGCCATCTCCACAATCAATTATGGAATTATTTGACCTATCAGCCCATGTTCCAAGATTTTGTATTGTTAAAGAGGCCGCAACAACTTGTGAATTTATTTGATTTTGAACAATACTCATAGCTCCAGAAACTACTAAAGATTCTATATTTGGATCTAATTTTTGTATTAATGTCGTTTTTCCTTCCACCGTCAAATCACCCTTAATAACAACAGAACCTGACATATTAAGAGAACCTGTTACTTGTAAATCATTTGTTGTGGCAAAAAACGAACCCGTCGGTTGCCAAATATTTGTGTCTTGTAAATTGGCAATTGATGCCGAAAATGAAGATGAAATATTTGATATTGAAGATGATAATGAACTTGATAGAGTGTTAATAGATGAAGATAATGATGACGTAGCACTATTAAGTTCACTTATTAATATTATTTTTTCCTCACTTCCTAATTGTCCTGCAATCCAATAATCGTTGGTTGTATCCCAAAGCAACGAACCTGAAATTGTATTTGGATTTGTTGGGTCTTTAATTAATAGACCACCATTTACCGCAGATGTACCATTTAATTCAATGATATTATCACCGATAGCCACGGTAGTTGAATTAACTGCTGTAGTTGTACCTTTAACGAGTAAATTACCTTTAACTGTTAAATTGGAACCTGTTGTTTGAATTGCCTCGTTTAATGAAGCGGTGTATAAATTTAGAGCATCTGATGTACCCGCACCCTCAATGAATTCTTGTAGTGATAATCCCGATACATACAAATTGTCGGCATATACCGCATGTAATGATCCTGAAACAGCCCCTAAATCAATAATCGACCCTGAGGGTACGGTTGCGGTATCAATCTGGGTCCAATTTATCTGTTGTAATGCCATGTAAAAGTAAAGTCTTTTACATAAATACTTTTATTCTACTTCTTCGCATAAAAAAAGGGACTAAATGTCCCTTTTTTATTTTATATGTATTTTTTTATTATTTCAATAATCTCATCCTTACCTTTAAAATCTCTACCAGCAACAAAAACGGGACCATTTTCGTTCCCCTCGAGACCTATAAACACGGTTGGGAGTGCGTTATGTCCTGTTTGTTTTACCACTTGATTCCAAATCTCCTCATTTTCACTTATTTCGATTTCATTGTATGGTATTTCACGTACAATTAATTCTTTTTTAAGTTCCACACAATGTCCGCAACCTTTTAAAGTAAAAACAACAATATTATTCATAATTTATAAATTATTTAAAATATCCTTATAAAATCCTTCTGGTTGAGCTCCTTGTGAACGATTTACCAATTTATCACCATCGTAAATAATTACAGTTGGTACTGAACGAATACCCATATCTAAAGCAGAATCCATATTTTCATCCACATCTACTTTTACAAATGTCACATTTGGGTATTGTGACTCCAAACCTTCTAATCTTGGTATTAGTGATTTACATGGACCACACCATTTAGCCCAATAGTCTACTAAAACTTTATTTCCTTGTGATTGTAATTCTTTTACTTTATCTGATGTTACGTTTTCCATATTTTAAAATCCTATTTTACTTTTATTTGATGTTTTTATTAATTCAACATCTATATTATATATATCAGCCAAACTCATTGATTCGGAAACTTCGTGTTCCTTTTCTAAATGTTTTAGAAGATTATTTGATTCTTCCACGGACAGTTTACCAAATTTGTGTTCCGCAATTAAACGACCTTTTCTAAGTAATGCTTGGTCAATTTTCTCTCGTTTCATATTAAAAGTGGCCACAATCTGAATACTTAAACAATCCCCTAAAATACCATCTGTAAGGTTCAAGATGTTCGAAACTCCAGCGGGTGAACCATTTCCCTCTCTATCTGAAATTACCCTCTCAGCGTCCTCAATAATTAAAATTGAGTTTTTGTGGTCCATTAAAAATGGAATGATAGACGGTTCGGATAACATCTCCGCCATTGATGGTGGAATAAACAAAATATCCTTTTCTTTAATTAATGAGGTTAAATGTTTAATATATGATGTCTTACCAGTGCCAGGATCCCCATGTAAAAGAATAATTCCTTTACCATTTGTTTCATTTAATTTATCAACAATCACGTCATGTACCCTTTTAAAATTGGTACCGTAATTTAATTCTAAATCCATTGGTTGGATAAACAAGTCATATTCTTCTGTGTCCAAATGACCCATTTCACTTTTTACTAATTGGATGTTTGCTTTCTTTTTCTTTCTTTCGAAAGTTTTGATTTCGCCCATTTTCAATTGTTCCTCTAACTTACCGTTCTTAATATCATACACAATATCTAATTGAACTAACGGGTCTTTGTCTTTAGTAACATTACCCGTTATTCTAATCATTATTTGTTTTTCTTTATTAACAAATAAACATTGTGATGATAAATCATATCTTCTATTTGATGAAAAAATATTACACTCCTCAAAAAACCCTTCATTCTCTATAAAATGTGTTTTTATAGTTGGGTCGTAACTTAAATTATTTACAAATTTTGATGGTAATTTATCAAACAATATAACATAGTATTGCTCTGTTGGGACCTCACTTCCATAAACAGTATCATATAGAGGATAATTCTCTGGTAGTATTCTTGACATAGTATAATAATAAAAAAAAATTCTTAGAAAATGAAGTTAGTTAAGACATATTTTTCCATAACCTCTCATATCGATAAAAATATTATCTTCTATGTTGTTAGTTTCTTCAGGTAATTCTTCAGTTGATATTTGTATTGCGAGTAATGTTCTTCTAAGAAGTTCAAATTGTTCTTTAGTTAACATTACTTCACCGTTTTGTTTAAAGTTTTTTTCGGAAATTTCACAAAGGTGCTTAAAGAAAACATCTTCATTATAATTTGAAATAAAGTATTCTCTTGCCTCTTGATTAGTTTGGAAATATTTCTTTACTGTTTGTAGATATATTAAAACTTCAGGTGAGTATTCCATTAGATTTTTGCTATTTGATTTAACGTTAATTCAACCGCCGTATTTCTACCAAATATTTTTATTTCAATTGAAACTTTATCTCCATTGATTTCTGCAATTGTTCCTTCGAATGTATTAAACGGACCTTCAACCACTGTAACAGCTTCACCAATAATGTATTTCAATTTTTTAGAATCTACGTGTTGTTCTAACGTATCATCTTTTAAAATTCTTTTAATGTCACTATCACGTAATTCGATTGGTACTCTACTTCCACCCATACCCATAATGTTTGGTAATAATGATAGTGTTTTTAGTTCGTCTTCGTTTAATTTCTTACCCGTTTCAAAATAAAGGTATCCACTGTAAAGTACTTTCTCTCTTATTACTTTTTTATTTTTTACAACAACTATATTTTTTTCGGTTGGACAAACGAATCTATTGATATTAGTCATTTTACCTAATGAAATATACTTATTAAATTCTTCCGCTAATGTTCTTTCTTTTCCTGGTAGAACTTTTACCAAGTACCAATTTGTTTCCATGTTCTAATTTTAATAATTCATGATTAAAAGTTCGGTTCCCATATTTTGTTTACCGTCTTTTTTCGCAGCTGCCGCTTTAGCGAAATCTTTTTGTTCCCATTTATATTCATCTTTAGGGAACCATTCAGATAATTTAGGAAAATCATAATATGATAAACTAAATTTACCTTCAATATTTTTAATACAATCAGCGAGTCTTGTGTGATCATTCACATCAAAATCGTGATTTGAATAGTAGTTTTCCGTTTTCCAATATGGTGGGTCCATATAAAAGTATGTTTTTGGTGAATCATACTTTTCAACAACTGATTGAAAATCCATATTCTCAACAAATGATATCTTATCAAAATGTTCACGATACTTTGGATTCTTTAATTTATCCATAAAGATAAGAACCTTACAACGGTACTTACCCTTGTAATCAGTATAAGCCGCGGTTTCAGGTTTAGAACCCGAAAATACTTGACATAACACATAAACGTATTTGCAAGCCACTTCTAAACTATTCTCTTCAGTGATAACCAATTCAGGATTAAAAACTTCTTTCTGATATTGATTAAACATCTGTGCGTATTCTGGTGGTGTATCCACAACCCCTAACTGTTGACATGGGTAGTGTGATAATGCCTCATGTAAAACATCATATTGTTTAGACCATTTCATTAGATTGGCGTTTAGTCTATTAAAGTCATTATAGACCACCGTTTTAAGGTTAGGATACTTTCCTAAGTCCATATTAAAAAAGACCCAAAACATACCTGAAAATCCCTCTACATAGGTTTCTATGTCAGTGGGAATAAAAGGTGTAATCCACTTACCAATTCTTGCTTTACCTCCGATGTAACTAATCATGTGTTTATTTTATATGTTATAAAGAAAATATAACTAAAAAAAATGAGAAAAAAAAACGTTAATCGTAAAAACCTGTCTTAGAATTGAATTTTTCGTTATAAACCTTGTTTTCAATCTCCCACGGTCCTTTTGTACCGTACTTGGTGGACATACGAAGGGTTTCGTTATAATCGTAATATTTCCCTTGATTTGGGTTTACATTACCGATTGCGTAGTATAACATTTTAATTACCTCGAAATTGTTTCCATTAGAGGTATCAATTACGTTATCGTCGTCCTCACACCACGCATGTGTATATCTTTTACCTGATAACTTACCTTGACCTGAAACTATACTATGAACCAATTTAAGGGTTTTATTTGTTGTACCATGTTCAACCATATAATCAAATGCAGAATCGAAGCAATCCCCACCGTCTGGTAGGTTAGAGGTGTCTAAACTCATCTCTTTCAAAATATTTATTAGCTTCATGTTGATAAATAGTCTAAAATTTTATATATTATACCATGGCATGTTCGAATTGTAAACAAAAAGTACCAAACGAAACCAGAAAAGAATTAATGAAAACCTTTGAGGGGTCTTCAAAATTAGGGATATGGGTTGTAGTAATATGGACATTTTTAGGTTTCTATGGTCTTTTCACTTTAATATCTAAGTTCATATGAAAAACAATAAATTTAAGTACGCAATAGTTTTATTTGAGAATCAGAAGAAAGTTAAAGTTCTTTATAAGTGTATGCAAAGAAAAACGGTATACGAATATTGGAGGGAATATAAAACTGAAAAGAAACCACCGTTTGTTAAATTACAAGGGGGTAAAAGAAGACAAGAACTTGTTTATGAATTAGGGTTACTATTACCAAACAATAGATGGTCAGAAAAAGTTTGGGTTAAGGATAGTTTGGGTAGAAATCAAAAAGCAATATTGGAAGATGATAATTTAAGAATAAAAGAAATAATTCCATATTGGGTTGAGGAAAAGGTCTATGACCATGATAATGGTAAAAGAATTCGTTATCATGAAATGATGGAACAAATATTACCTATTAGTGATATTGCACAAATTTTTACATTAAACAATAAGATGTTTATTCAAATTGAAGATAATGTAAGGTACTTTAGTTGTAAAAATTTAATTGACACTGAGAGATTATTTGAAATTGTTAAGAACGATTTACTTAACAGAAAAAGGGGAAATTTTATGTTTGTTAAAGATGTGTCAACCCAACAAAGGAAAATGTTATATGCAATGTTGATTGCTAAGGGGTATAAGAAGTCTGAATTATTTAGACATTACTCGTATTAAAAATAATATTTACGACTCCCATATTGATTGTAAATGTATCTGTTGGTGTTTCCATTACCTTACCGTATTTCTTCTCAATAATTTTAAATACTTTATTGAATTCTGTCTTGTTTAATTCTAATACGATAGTTTGTGATTCTATTTCGGCATTGACCTTTTCTAATAGGTCCGATATAATTGCTAACTGGTTTAATAAATCACCTTTTTTTTCCATAACCTAATATCTTTAATACTTTATCTATTATAGATACTTTATTTTTTGGTTTTTCTTCGAACATTTTTTTCTTGTCCAATTTTTTTATCTCTTCAATCATCTGAATCTTGTGACTCTGAATCTCCTTCCGATCCTTCTCCATCTCCTTCCTCAGTAATTCCGTCGCTTGTTGTAATCTCTTGTCCATAATCCTCCAATAGGTTTATATCTTTTAATTTATCTAACGATTCTTTTTTAAATAACTCTTGTAATTCTTTTACCTTTAATTGAAATAGTTTTTGTTTCTCTTCTTCGTCTTTATTAATCTGTAAAATTTCTAACGCACATGCAAAAACAACATCGTACCCATCTTGAGTCCCTGACGATATTATTGACAACAAAGTAAACTTTTCATTCTTATCTTGGATTTTTATTTTTATAGACCTATAAGGTTTAACAATATCTTCGTGCCTCCAAGTTAATGGTAATTTGATGTCTAAACTTACGTTACCCTCAATTTCTCTTAATGAGTGGAAATGAGGTCTTAATGATTTTATATTTTCAAACACGTTATTAAATTAAAAAATAGGTTATTATATATGATAATGAAAACAATAACAAGGCATCCTCGACTTTAGATAGTTTCATTTGTTCTGGATTTTCTTGTGTTAGTCTTACTGTGAACTCAATAAGAAATCGTATTGAATAGATTATACTCAATACGAATAGGTATATTTTAATTTGTTCCATCATGTCTTTTCATTTCTTCAAGTACGTCCTTACGATATGTCGCAATAAGGATTTTTATTTCTTGTGCATATTTCCTTGCTCTGATAGATGCACTACGATTACCCTTATCAAATACCTTTTGGGTATCAACTGACATCTTCTCAACTAGGTCCTTGATTTTTTTTAAGGTTTCCATAATATTTCAGTTTTTAATACGAATATACGGAAAAAAATTTACTTTTTCAAGTTTTGTTCAAACAATTTGTAAATTTCTGATAACATATCCAGCTCTGACCTGGTTTTTTTGTGTCTGAAATCAAATAAGGTTTCGAAATATTCTTTAATTCTTACTGGTTTATCGTCTAACTTATTGAAATAGAACGCTTCCAAAAAGAAATTCCAAAAATATTCATAGTAATTACCCCTTTCTTTGAATGATATTTTTTCTTTACTGAAGTTATCCACAATTTTATCCCAACACCATGTGAAGTGACTTTTTTGTGTTTCCTCTAAATAAACAACATCTGAACCTAAATAGGTTTCATCCACCAATGTGTATAATGAAGTTAGAAAATCGTAAAATAATTCAGTCTTTTCTCGACTTATATTATAAGCCTTGTACCAAATATCGATTTGATTTTTGTAATTTTCCGATGTAATAAACTCTAAATAACCTTCTCTATTTTCCATGTTCCTATTATGTCAAATATAAGGATAAAAGAAAATAAAAAGAAGAATTATTGAGTTTTTTTATTGTAGTTAACCATATCTTTCATTTTCTTAATTTCTTCTTCAAGAACATTAGAAAACTTTATTTGAGATTCGTTAACTGGAACAGACTCTTTTGAGTAGAGAACTCTTTTCTTTTTATCTTCAGCTCTATTCTTAACTTGTTTTTCTATTTTCTTCGCAGTTTCCGGTGTTGGAATACTGTTACCGTCTTTATCTTTTGGTTCTTCACCTAATTTAGCACCATTACTTGGAGTTACCTTTGTTTTTTCAGTTGTTGGTGCATTACCCATTAATTTATCTCCTTCGATTGCCATCTTCAATCTTTTCTTAAATTGTTCAGATGGTTCAATATCATAATCTAAATTTTCTAAACCAGCGAAATTCTTTTTAATTTCGTCCTCTTGTTCTGATGTATTTTCTCTTGCAACTTTATCTCCTTTACCAATTGCCTTAGGGAATTCAGGATTATCGTTACCGTCGAATGATAGGTAATCTTTCATTTTTTTATCAACGTCAGCTAAGTATGCGTTGTTTTCTTTACCACTTTCTCTATGTGAATTTTTTGCGGCTTCTAAACCCGGAATAGATTCATTAACCATTTTAGTGATAAGACTAACTAATTCAGATTCCTTCAAACGTAATTTTTTCGTTTTAGATTCGTACATTCCACCACCACATTCATCACAAGACCCTTCTTCATTTAACATACCACCACATTGTTCACAGTTCTCTGTTTTCTCAGTGATAGATTTCATTATCATTTGGGTAAATTTCTTACCTTCTTTTGGTTCTTCTTCTTTCATATCACCATCGCCGCATTGTTCGCAAGTTTCGTCTTCACGAATTTCTTCTTCTTCCATTTGTTGCCAAGATTCCTTAACATCATATTCTTTACCGTCAACGGTAAATTTATCTTCACCACTTTCTTTAGCCTTTAATAATGCACCTGAGAATAAATTACCCTCTTTTGGTTCTTGATTTTCCATATTTGTATTTTCTTTTTCTTCTAATTGTTGACCCATTTCATCTAATTTATCAATCATATCTGAATGAGATTCGTAAACCCCTTTTTCGATTATAAATTGTTTACCTGGGTGGTCTTTTTTATATATATCTAAATGACTTTCAGCTTCGTCTTTAGAGTCATGAGTACTAACAGGTTCACCTTCACAGGTTATGTGAAATACTTCCTTTTTACTCTCTTCTGACTCTGAAATAATAGTTCTTCTGATTTCATCAGATATCACATTTTCAATGATTGTATTAAGTTCTGTTATTTTCATACTAAATAAATATCTTATTTATCTCATTTAATACAATTTTTTCCATTTCTTTATATGGAATACCGTATTTTTTTGATGTTTCGGTTATTGCTTGTACTATTTCTTTGTCTTCTTTGATGAATTCTAATGCTCCAGTGTCTCCTTGGTTACAGTAAGGGAACTTTTTACACTTCTCCTTAACCTTAACAAAAACACCTCCTGGACCTCCCCATTTGGGAAATTTCTTATCTGTTACCGCTCTACCTTTATAGATACTATCGGGACCGTCTATCTTTAATGGATTTCTACGTCCTTTAGGTGTTTTACCAAACAAAGGTACGTCGTAACCACCTGAAGATGATGCGTCGGTTGCTTCACCCACTTCCTCTTGTTGTTCTTTAAGGTTTGAATTATGGAATTTATGAATGTCTTTTTTTAACACTACATCACTAAAAACAGGACCTTCAAATGATCCTGAACCTCCAGCACCCATAGATTCTTTAGGTTCAATCTTTTTCTTTTTCATATTGATTGCAATTGCAGCTTGTTGTGCTAGACTAGATGCTTCGTTGGTTGGGACACAATTGGGTACGTTTTTACCGTTCTTTATTTTACTTCCAACTTGTTTATATCCTTTCCAACAATCCTCTTCTATGTCTGATTTTTTCAGTTTTGTATAATATGATGGATTTTCCCACAAATGGTCCATCGCAATTTCTGTTGCCTCATCCTTATCGTCGGTATGTTCCATTTCGATTTTAATTCCCATTTCCAATTCTTTTTTAAGGGATTGAACCATATTAACAATGTGATAATAACCTTTAGCGTCGTGTTTCTTTGCAAGTTGGGTTAATGTCTTGTGGTCGGATTCTCCACCTTTCAATGATTCGGACTCGTTAATTTCTTCTCCAATCTCACCAATAAACACCTTAGGGTTAACTCCCATTGCCGCTGCGGTGCATAATCTTGTGTTACCAGCAATAAGGATATATCTACGACCCATTTTTAATATTAGAGGTCTTTCGTATTCTCCCGATTTAATTGCTTTTATTAATTTCTTGGGGTTGGTTTTATTATACATTTTTGCAATGTCATTAACCGCCTCAATATCCCCCTTCTCTATTTCGTTTGATTCTGTATTCTCTAATTTAGGCCAAACATCATCTGTAAGTGTTTGTTCCTTCAATCCTTCAAAAGAGCGTACAAGTTCCTCAACGGAGATGTCAATTTTTTCATCTCGTCTCAAATCTTGCGATAATCTTTGGAACTCGTCCATTTCACCTTTAATATCAGGTTTAATTACTTTTTCCATTATCTAACACTTTTTAATGCTGTTTCCCAAAATGACTTTCTTTGCCATAATGTTTTAAATAATTCAACAACAACTTTAGTAGATAAATCTACTATTTTATCATCTACCTTTTTAGAACCTAACTCATCCTGAATCATTTTAACAACAATTCTATGCGCTTGGGTTGAATCCATGAAATCTTTAATTTCTTTCCTTGTGATTCTCTCTATTTCCTTCTTATCGTCGTTACTAAATGACATTATTAGTTATTACTTCTTTGACTTATTAATGGTTCCATTGCCGTTTTAAATGTCGGTTCAAATTTTACCAATTTATCCATTATAATCATAACTTCCGAATCCAATTTCAACATATCAGCATTTATATATAAACCTCCCTCTTCTCCAGCAATAAACACAAAACTTACATCATCATCTGTAAGGGTACCATCTAATCTAATTTGATTAGGTGCAATTGTAAAACCTGGCTCAAACTCCACAATTTGTGAAACTTGTTGTTTAAAATTATCAATAATACCTGAAATGGAATTCTTTTGGTCATCCATTAATTTCATATCTAAATTATCTCCAGACATTAACTTTACCTCAACGTCATTAATAACCATTAAATCGTTTTTCATTGACTGAGTTGATGGTTGTTCTTCCCCTTTTGGGAATGTGGATGTGTCGTTACTGATTCTTTGTTCTTGTGATTGCTCTCTAAGGGTACCTGCTTGTTTAGACTCATTAAGTTTTCTTAATGTGTTCAACATAGTTTTGGTACTATCATATTCTGTTATTGGTTTCTTTTGCATTGTTGAAAAATATTCTAAAATTAAATGAAGGGTTTATATCTGTATAAATACTTGAAAAGTTGGATTTACATACAATCCCCTTGAAATTAGATATATTTTCAAGATATCCGTTAGATGGGACGGTTTGTTTAAAAATATCATGTCTTTCACATAACATTTCACAAAGCTCTGAGAGTACTGACAGTTGATTTTCGTTGTATTTGTCCCAAAAAAAGTAATTTCTCCAATTACGGATGTGTGGTTCGGACCTATATGGGTCGCCAATCCAATTATTAAGGATACCAGTGATGGTATTTTTATTTAACCAACCCAAGTTCTCAATGGCGATTTTTATCATCTTCTTATCGTTCCTATTGTCATTAAACGTATTGGAACTATAATCAGTATCAAATAGTTGGTATACTGTACCTAATTTAGTTATAATGAAATGTGGGATATCTTCGAACTTACCGTTCTTTCTATATTTTATTTTATTGATAAAATCGTCAACCCTTCTTTGGGTATCGTATAGTAATATCTGTGTTTTCTTAGATTTTTTTCTATGGATGTTTAATTTTGATTCATCAATCGTCTCTATATTATAAATCGTCAACATTTAAATTAATTAATCATTAGTTATTTCATCCTCAGATTGTGGTATTATAACCACATCTTTTTCCAAATCATAAATTACTTGATTTGGGTTAGTGTCGTCTTTTTCCCAATAAAGGGGTTCACTTGAATCTTTAGGTGATTCTTGTAACTTTGAGTCCTGACGTTCCTCTTCTTCTATTACTTCTATTGATTTCGAATTTTCGGGTATCAATATTTTTTTTTTTCAACCTCCTCTGTTGGTGGTGTCTCTTCAATTTCAGTGTCAATCTCTTTGTTAACCTCTTCTAACGTTTCGTTTAGTTGTTTAATGTCTAAACCAAACGTTTGTTCCTCTTTGGGTATTGATTCGTCAAATTCTTCCTCTATTGATTGTTGATTAAATTCCAAGATTGCATCTGTTAAGTAATCCTCATCTTGGAAAATATTTTCCATAATTGGTTCTATAGTGGAAAAATTTTCCTCAATTTCTTCTTCAGTTGGTTGTTCTTGTAAAATTTTCTCAATTTCTTCATCGGTAAAGAATGGTGGTTCGTCTTCTAACCCATCCATTAAAGTTGCGTCCCAATCTGAAATACCATCGTCGTCGTATTCTTCTTCTTGTAATTTCAATTCTTCATCCATTTTTGTAAGTCTTTCAGATTCTTTAATCATTGGGTTATCAAACGGTTCGTCATATAACCCTAACTCTTGGTCATTCTTCATTATTTCCACCAACGCCTCTCTTTGTTTTAATTTTTCTCTATGTTCACTATTAGCATATGCACCTGTTGGTGGTAAGTCTTCTTCGGTTATTGGTCCGTGAATGGATTCTCTTTGCTTTTCAATCAATTCCATTCTATCCCAAACCTCTTGAGATATTCCATCCCATTTTTCATCAACATTAAAATCCTTAATCGGTACATGTTTTTCCCTTACTTTATCACTATATTTTTGAGCGGCTTCTTTTAATTTTTCATTTGGACCTTCGGGATTTAATAAATGTTTCTCCAATATTTCCAAATCTCTTTCGGATAATCGTACTCTTGTTGTTTCATCAACAAAATCTTTTAAATCTTCGGGTTTAGAAATGACTTCTTCATCTTCTTCTTTTCTTTTATTCATCATTAACTGATTAAATGCAATTACCAACGCAATGGCTAATGGGTCAAATACAATAACAATTAAGATTATAAAAAATTTAACTACCGAATTTAATTCAACACCAAACGACTCTGCAACAAATCTAAATCCACCAACTTCTCTTTCAATACTAATGTTATTATTTTTAATTGCATTTATTGAATCTAACGCAACATTATTTTGTTTTGTTAATTCATCAATTCGATTAGATATGGAACTTATTTCTTTATCCGCAGTACGAATCATCTGTGTAACTCTAGCCGTTGATTTGTCTTTATCAATTTGTTTAGATAAATTTGATTCTTGTGAGTTACGAATATTTTGTTGGTTGGTTAATTGTGTTGTATAACGATCAATTTCACCGTCGTTTTTTGTAATTTGATTTTGGTAAACCGATATTTCTCTTTCTACTTGGTCAAGTTTTAAGTTTTGTTGTTGGAATGCATTCGATAGGTAACCAAAGATGCCTGCCGACGTTATTAACATTAAAACCGCAACGGCAAATGATAAATACCATTTATTAAAACCTTTTATTTCAGTCCATTTTTGTTTTAAATAAGTGGCGGTAACAAGTTTCGCAAATTCAAGTGAACCTGCCATAACCATAACAGCAATTGCCGCTCCACTAAATAAAACACCTAACCCTGTTACTGAAAAATAAGCCGCAGTTCCAGCAATTAATACCGCAGATAAACCAACTAAAATCTTTAACCAATTATTATTCATATAAATTATAAATAGTTTAGAAGACCAAAACTCTCGTTTCTTAACTTCTTAATGGCTTTATCACGTAATTGTCTGATACGTTCTTTGGTACAACCAAATTCTTCACCTAAATCATCTAAATTGGATTCAATTCCTGTTAATCCATAATATCTTTCGATGATAATCTTTTCTCTTTCATCTAAAACATTTAACATTAATGCAACCTTTTTCTTGATTTCTTCTGGAGAATTAAGAATTGCATCAGGACTTTCAGCCTCTTTATTTGGAATCATATCAATCAATTGATCTCCCTCTTCATTGATGGTTTTATATAAACCCACACAATATGGTAAGTTAGTGGCAATTGGTTGTTCTTCGTTAGCACCAGTGTAAAATCTATCTTCATCACTCACCTCTTCTTTCTTTGCCTTTTGAGCTTCTTGAATTAAGTTTGATGGTAGTCGGATAGTTCTTGCATTTTCATTTAGAGATGCCATAATGGATTGTCTAACCCACCAAACCGCATATGAGATGAATTTTAATCCACTTGTTGGGTCGAATCTTTCTGCTGCCTTTATAAGACCAATATTACCTTCTGATATTAAATCCATAATATCCATTCCTTGGTTTTGATACATTTTTGCAACGGAAATAACAAATCTTAAATTACCCACAACTAATTCTTCGTGTAATTTTGATTTTAACTCCTTACTAATTTTTTTATCATTTAGTAATGTAAAAATTTCTTCTTGTCTTTCGTGAGAAATAACAGAAATTTTACGAATGTCTTTGATGTACTGTTGGATTTCCTCAGTATTGGTGATGATAGATTTCTTCATAAAATGAATAATTTAATAGTGACGTGATAGTAGGATAAAGATAAGTAATTTTTTTTACTTTGCAAAATTGTCTAGGAAATTTTTTTCCTCGGGGGTAAGACTATCAATCCCCATTTGTTCTATTTTATCTAATAATTCGTCTAAATCCATACTTGGACTTGAGTTCTTATCATAATCTACCCTAATCATCGTAGATGTACCACTTGGTTTAAAGATGAAATCCTTTACTTGTTGTGGTAAGTGGGCTGTAACTAAACTATCCCTATCAAATATAAAATAAAATTTAACATTGTCATTCATTAACAATGTATATAAATCTTGTGAAAGAGTCTTGTAATCCGTTTCAGAATCAAATATAACAATAATGTTCTGAGAATTCTCTATAACATACCTTACGGAATTAATTGTCGGCGACTCACTTAATATCTCATTACAAAAATACTCTATATCTTCGTGGTCTTCAAACATACCAAAAATAAATAATATGAATGTTTTCATATCAAATTTAGTTTCTTTTAAACTTTAACTTCCAATAAACCCCTCCACCAATAAATGGAGTTAAACTACCATTAGTACCTTGGTCATCCACTCTATTTGTAACCCCGACTCCCACTCTATACATGTGGTTGTCATCTTTATTTTTAAATAACATGCTCACACCTATGATATTCACAACGTTAGGTTTATCAAATTTAGCATCAATACCTAAATAAGCCTCAGTTTTTCTTGGTATTTGTGTGTAAACGGTGTCTGTAACAATCATACGTTTAACATCTGCAATGAACTTTCTATTAACAATACTATTTTTAGATATAGTATCTATAAGTGTAACCGTTCCTTGATTATTTGGTAACGTTAATACTTCTTTGTGTTGTACCTTCGCAAAATGTACTTTTAATATTTCCATAGTGTCTATCACCTGATAAACTGGAACCTCTACTCTTTTCTCAACCTCTACTTCAACGGGTACTTCAACCTCCACTTCCACTTCAACTAATGAATCCACAGTTACCGTATCATGAACGGCATAGGGAATTGAATCTGTTTGAGGTACATATTTTGTTCTTGTGGGTAGATGTCCACCAGGATTTAAAAATACCAAGAATAATAAAATTATTAAAATAACAATCGTAATATTCTTGGCGTTGAAATGTTTTTTCATTTACTTAAGTAGGTATAAGGATGTCATAATTATTCCCGCGAAAGACCCTACCTTATATAAAAAAGTCTTTCTTCTCTGTCCTTTTAATTCTTTTAATAGACTTTCCGACTTTTGTCTTTCTAAACCAAATTGTTCATCTTTTTTGTTGATTATCAATTCAAGATTAGAAATCTTTTGATCCTTAAGTGTGTCTTTTTGTTTGAATAAATTAATTTGTTGGTCTTTTAAACCAATAACATTGTTTAATTCAACAATCTCTAATTTTGCTCCGTCATAACGAAGTAAATCTTGAAAGGCCAATCTAGCAACTCTTGTTGGTAGGGTGACTTTAGTTGTATCTAATACAGTAACTTTAGTTGTATCTGTTTGTGAATAACTGCTCAAGCTCAACATTACCAATAGTGATAATAGAATTAACTTTTTCATCTGTGTTGTTTTTAATAATAGTTATGTTTTTTGTTACGTTGTCGATTTGTTTATCAACATTAACAATGTGATTATCGACCTTTTCGATTTGATTGTCTATTTCTTTATTTGCAGTATAAACAGAATCTATCTCTTTTTGTAAGGATTCAATTTTAGCGTTATATGCTGCAACGTCAGTTTTTATACCTTGATTTTGGAATATGGTATAAGCGGCTAAACAAGCAATCAAAACTAATAGGATGTTTGTTTTATCAATCTTCATATTATATGTTTTATTATAAATATGAAGATTTTATCTTTTAGAATATCGGTAAATTACTTAACCCCCCGAATAATAACTATGATTTTTTCTTTTTTTAATTATATTTATAATATATGGAAAACAATAAAACATACATTTACGGATTATTTGACATTAACCACCCTAATGAAATTAGGTATATTGGTAAAGCCGATAATCCCTTAAAAAGGTTAAAAAGACATATACAAAATACAAAATATTCATTTAAACATAATAAAATATTAACTCATAAAGATAGATGGTTAAAAAGTATTAATTTCAATATTGGTTATGTTATCTTAGAAGAATGTAATAAAAATAAATGGCAAGAAATTGAAATCAAATATATTAAAAAATTTAATAATTTAACAAATACATCAACCGGCGGAATGGGTGGTGCTGGTTTAATATATAAATTACCATTTAATGAGGTTAAACTTTGGGTTAAATCTAATACAAAAATTAATTCTAAATCAAAATGGTATGAATATATTAAAACTAATGATTTACCTATTTTTATACCTAATAATCCTAGAGAAGTTTTCTTGAATAAAGGATGGGTTTCTTGGGGTGATTTTTTAGGTACCGGAAGATTATGGGATAATAATGTTAATTATTTAAATTATAATGATGCTAAAAAAATAATCAAAAATCTAAATATTAAAACGGGGTTAAAATATAAAGAATTTAGTAAAAATAATTTAATACCTGATAATATACCAAATAGACCTGAACGTTATTATAAAAAAAGAGGTTGGGTTTCTTGGGGTGATTTTTTAGGTACCGGAAGAATTGCTAATCAATTAAAAACCCCCAATTAAGGGGGTTATAATTTTATCATTTTCTATCCTTTATTATCTCATCAATTATTTTATACTCCACCGCCTCTTCCGCATCTAACCACAAATCACGAATCGCATCTTTTTTTACTTGTTCGGATGTTTTATCTGTATACTCACCCAACATTGTAAATATTTTATCATTTGTTTTTGTCCATTCTTTAAATTGAATTTCTGCAGCTGCAAATTCACCACCAAAACCACCAGAAGATTGGTGAATCATTGTTTTAGCATTTGGTAAAGAACATCTTTTACCCTTCGTACCTGCACCTAATATAAGAGACCCCATTGATGCTGCAAGTATTAAATTAATTGTTCTAACATCACATTTAATATATTTCATTGTATCAATAATACCTAAACCACTAGAAACACTTCCACCTGGACTATTGATTTGGAATGTGATGTCGTTCGCATCAACACTATCCAAATATTGTAATTGTGCAATGGTATACATAGCCATAGTATCGTTTACTTCTCCCGCCAAAAAAATAATACGATCATACATCATACGGCTAAAGATATCTAAAGCGGTTGCGTTCATAGATCTCTCTTCTAAAACGTAAGGAGTTAAACTACTTTTAATTTGTTCTCCAACATAATGTTGTTTTAATGAACTAACACCAACACTTTTGGCAAACGATTGAAAATCGTTATAAAATTTTTCTTTCTGACTCATATATGTTTTGTTTATGTTTTACAAATATATGTCAAATTAATGACATTAAGAAATTTTTGTTGTAATAAAATCTATGGACGATACGTTCTCCTCTTTTTTAATCATAATGATGTTATCCGACCAGTTACGTATTAAAGAATTGTGTGATATAACAAGTATGTGGTCAAAGTAATTTTTAATCTTTTTAAAGAATTCTCCCACCATTTCCAAGTTCTCATCAGCAATCTTTCCGAACACTTCATCCATAACCACAATGTTTGGTTTAGGTAACGACGATATCTTGGTTAACACACTACGAAGTGCTAATGATGATATGGTTCTTTCGTAACCAGACCCCGCATTAAGAGGTTTAACGATTCGGGTCTCAGTATCTATCATAATAAATTCAACCTCGTTCTTATCGTTTATATTCATCTCTAAAATGAAGTGACAACTGTCTACCAATAATCGATACAACTCCTGATTGATTAATGGGATCATATTCTTAAGAATAATCTTAGAGATACCGTTCTTACCATAAACAGTTAAATAGATTTTAAACACCGCAGACAATTCTTCCTCTGCGATAATCTTTTTAATTAACTCTTCATTGATACCAATCTTCTCATTCATGTTTGTAATGTTATTGGTATGTTTTTCAATACTGGTATTTGTTTGTCTGATGTCTCCGTTCGCAGTTTCTATTTTAGTTTTAAGTGCAATGACTTCAGCGTCAATCTTTTGGTTGTCTTCAAGTTTCTTTTTATTACTTTCGTAATTGTCTAATCTTTTTTGTTTACTATCAATCTCTAATTGTTTTTGTTCAACTTCCAATTCATAACGAGCTTTACGAAGTTTATTTCTTTCGTAAGTTTCAAACTCAGTTTTTAATGTTTCAAATCCTTTCTCCTGTTCTTTTAATAAATCAAACTGTATTTGATTTAATTCCATCTCCTTGATGATGTCTTCGATTTCTTTTTTAATCTTTTCGATTTCATCTGTATGGTCTACCTCATCTAATGCACGATTACAAGTTGGGCAAACGGTTCCTTCTTCAAATTGTTTTATTAATTTTTCCTTATCACCTTTTTCGTATTTGTATGCAATATCAATTCCCTGAAGATTTGCCATCTGACCTCTCAACTCTTTATGTTGATCCTCGTGGTAGAATTGTGAAGGTTCAATTACGGTGACACCATCAACATTGGTTTGACTTGTGTTTCTTTGTGTTGTTAAATCGTTGATTTCTCTTTGTAGTAACGTTGGGTTTGTGTTGATTAGTTCCCTATCAACGTCATTATTTCTTTTTAAGAAAACCTCATCTCTTTTACCTTCTAACTTTTCTAATTCCTTTTGAAACTTACCTAACTCTTTTGTGAGTCGCTCAATTTCATTCTCGGAATTACTAAGACTTTCCTTATAATTGGTTATGTCCAATTCTAAAGTTACTTTGTTATATGTGTTAGATACTAACTTCTTACTCCAATCGTTATAAATTTCTTTTGCAATTTCTTCCTTTGCTTTCAAACTTTCTAAACCCAAAAATTTGGTGAGGATTTGACCTCTAGCCGTTGGTTTAGATTCAATAAGTTCTTCTAAATTATAACCAGTGGTTAAAATAGTTGAGAGGAAATCTTCCTCAGTACCAATTGCAGATGCAATAAACGATTCGGTTTCTCTTCTTTGTTCACCCGAAAGATTTTCAATTTCCCCGTCTTCTTTTCTTTTATAGAATTCAAGTTTATTGGTAACTGTATAATCTCCTGATTTTGATTTCTTTCTTAATGTTTTTCTTTCAATAACATAATCATCTCCATCGATTGTTATTTCACCTCGTACACTAACTTCATCCTTATCGGTGAATCTATTAAAGATTTCACCATTGGTTTTGGTTTTAGTTGTTGAGTTGAAGAAAAGAAACATTAATAAATCTACGGATGATGTGGACTTGCCTCCAAAATTTTTGGGTGTTGATTCTATTACTGTAATACCATCGAGGCCAGTGAAGTCAATAACATTAGAATCACCAAAAGATAAAAAATTAGAAAACTCGACTCTTTTAATGAACCATTTGTTGTATCTGACTTTGTTTTCATTTAATTTATCTATCTGTGTATTAACTTTATTATCTAACCTATCAACCAATTCCCATTTAATATCGATAGAATTATCCTTAATGAAATCTTTCATTAATTTCTTTTGGTACTGATGGTCCAAAATATTATCAGATGCCTCTAAAGACTCCAAACGAGTTTCATTAACATTCGCTAATGTCTTTGTAATTACTTGTACGTTCTTGGAATTGTATTTCTCCTGAAAGTATGACTTTACTCTCCTGATTTTTTCAGGTGTAAAATTCTCAGGTACGTCTTGCCAAGTTACTTTTATAAATGGGTTCATTAATTAATTATTTATTTGCAAACATAACTTCTCTTACTCTTTGTTGAGTAAATTCTTTTTCCATATCCTCTAATTCTTTTTGTGTTGGTCCGCAATATGGTCCATTTTCTAACCATTCTCCGTTGGGTTGTTTATTAAATGTACGTACAAACTCTTTTGGTATTACTATCCAATCTTCCGGATCATCACTATTACTAACTTTCCTATTAAAGACAAATTTGATTTTATTAAAGTCTTTTATTGTTTGAGCTTCTACCATACAAATTTGGTCAAATTGTGCATTAACTCTAAAATATATATTTTTATCATGACCTGGATGTGATGTCAACCATTTGCCAGTATTTCTTTCAGACAATTCACCCAACCCAAAATAAAACCATTTCCAATTTTGCATATTAAGACCCGCAAATCCGAGATTAAAAATATCTTGTTGATTACCTGCCCATCTATCTCCCTGAAATGAACCATTTTCACCTTCAGCACCCCATGATGGGTTGTCTACACATACTAAATCAATACCATATTTGGTACCGCTAATGAATTTTAATCCCAATACTTTTTCCGCAAATGATATGAAAAGTTTTCTCATATCCTCATCATCAAATGGGTCTTGGATTACCTTACCATTAATCCTTATGTATCTAAATTTTCTTTTTTGTTGTGACATATTACTTAATTCTACTTTCTTCAAAAAATTCGACGATTCCGTTTATTGCCCAAACTATTCCTGCGGTAAACATACCATCAAAGAATAGATTAATAATCCAAAGGGTATCAAAATACTTTGTTGTTATGCTACCCAAAACAAGTGACATAAAAAATCCAACCCAAGTTGAAGTACACAATGTACAACCTATTAAGTAACCAAAAAATTTTGAGTGTGCCTTTATCCATATACGTTGGTTTTCAAAAATAGAACCCCAAATTAAAATGTTTGTCATTCCGTAGGCCATAAATGCCCATAATAATATTTCCATGTTTATATATTTTATAATAATATAATAAATTTTATTGTTAAAAACAAATTATTCATCATATAAACTATTCAAATCACTATTCTTCATAAAAGAACCTTTGTTGAATTTATTTAATGCGTTTGTTAAAGTATCTAATTCTTCTTTTAATTTACTATTTGCTTCTGTTAAAGTTATTAACATATTTTTACATTCATTATCCTCAATTAGTTTCTCAACGATTACCTCTTTGATTACTTCTTGAGTTATTATTTGAGTTTCCCCTTTTACTTCAACAGGTACCTCTTTAATAACTTCTACTATTTTATCAACAGGGATTTCTTTGATAACTTCCACCTCTTTAATAACGTCTTGATAGATAATTTTTTCAACTGTCACCTCTTTAATGACTTCAACAATTTTTTCTTTTTCAGTTATATTTCCTGATGGTGTTTCACCATATTTTAACAAAGAAAACCCTCTATTGAAGGTTTCGTTTGCAATTTTACTTATATCTTTTATGTTATTTAACTCACAATAAAGAATAAACTCTTTATCCAAGGTTAACGTGTGTCTCTTCTCCATTTTCAATTTCTTTTATGTCTGATATAGTGAAATGTAGGAATGGTTGTTCATTTGGTAAATCATGGAACGTGTACTCGTCTGTTGTAACATCATATATACCGTACCCATGATGTTTAACGGTTTCACCAAAATTTTGTTGTATTAAACTACCGACCATTATTGCCTTTCCACCATTTGGTAATGTGAATTGTTGTCTCTTGTGAATGTCACCACACAGTAATAAATCCAAATCAACAAAGTTTAATTGGTCATACGCATCTTCAAACTCATAACCTAAATCAGTTGATAACCCCATAATAGGACCGTGAAATAACCCAACCGTCAATAACCCTTCTTGTTTTGTGAATTCAGGTCTTACATTATGTTGATATAACGAATAAACGACCCATTGAACGTTACCATCGGTATCAACATAATCACCACTATCTTTTAGATATGTAATATGTGGATTGTTTAACAATTCAACAACGGGGGTTATACTATCCATACGTTGGGTATTATTCTCTAAAAAATCATGATTGCCGGGAATGATAACAATCTTACCATATTTGGTTAATTCTCTTAAAAACCAACTTGTTAAAAGTAATTGTTCATTTGAGATATTAATTTTTTGATGTGCGATGTCACCCGCAATAACAATTCTAATTTCGTTGTGCGATATATTTTCATCTGACCATTCTAAAAATTTTACACTTAATTCATTCAAAAGTTTTTGGAGTTGTTCTCTATACAAATCATGCATTTGTATTGTGCGAATATGTAAGTCGGCAATATGTATTATTTTTTTTACCATCTTTTAATATAGTTTGATAAATCCATTGTAAGGATTGCATTATTAATTTGGGGTGGAACTTTGTACTCTACAAATGTACCGTCATCTTTTAATAGAACCACAACATTTCCCAACAATTTAGTATCGTTGTATTTTGTTTCTTTTAACATTTTACGTAACAACCTACCATATAATGGAAGTTGTAAATAATAATGACCTAATGCATTATCATGATAATTGTTAAATGGTGGGTACAATTTACCAGTATAATGATGTACTTCAAAGTTTTTTGGTTGATTTGTTTTCCAATCGGTAATAACAAACCCAAAATTATCTTTCTCTTTAGTTTCCATTAACCACACCTTATCAGGTTGTCCTGTGTATTGTTCTTCAGGATCACCCAATACGATTTCAGTATCTAATAATACTCCACCTCTTTCTAACATTAAATCAAGAAATTGTTTTCCCGCAATAATCATATTATCACTCTTACGTTGTTGTTCTTCGTTGATTTCGAATATCGGTTGTCTAACTTCTTTGTAATTATCAAACCTACCAATCAAATCGGATTCCAATTCAAAGTGAACTCTACTACCCATGTTGGTTGATAGGTCACCTGCTTGTTTCCATTCCGCGAGTAATTGTGCTTGACCTTCAGGGTCTCCTTTTGACATACGAAGTGCCATACCTTCAGCATCAAATGGTTTATGAAATTTCTTTATGATTTTAGAAACTGAAGGAAAATTCTTTTTAACAACACCGTCAACATCTTTCATGTGATAGATATGTTGTTCTTCTATGAATGTTAATTCTAATTCTTGTCTTTTCTTTTCTAATAAGTCGTTAATCTCTAATGAGATGTCTTTTAAATTCATTAATCTAGTTGTTTTATTTTATAATTTTCTAATTTTCCTTGTAAGTCGGCAATATCTTTATCACCCTCTAATTTAATTGCAAAAACCCTACCCATTAATTTACCACAATTTAACTTATGATATAATCTTTCGGCATCATTCCAAGCATCTGGATCAAGAACAATAATTATTTTACCTTTAACCTTTTCATATAGAGTGTGAAATAAATGCTCACTCATAAATTTTCCTAACAATGGAATTGCGTTAGGTATGAATATACTATCAAATGCACCCTCCACAATGTATATTGTTTCATTCCAATCAACCAAGTACTCGTTGAATATGATGAGTTCCTTTTGTGCCTCAGGATTCTTATATTTCATCTTTGTTCTATTCAAATAAGAACGTGCAATAAAATAATTAATTCTCCTTTCACAATCATACGATGGGATGATAATTCTATTTTCGTAGATACCTCTATAACAAAAACCAATGTTGTACATCTGTACCATTAAGTCAGTTATGTTTCTACTTTTTATATAGTTGTATGCTTGTTTATAATATGGTGTCATTTTAAGACCCTCACTCGCTTCTTTAAATGGTATGAAGTCTTGGGGTAGTTTTACTGTTTTATAAACACGTTTACTAAAATCTTCACCTTCGTCAGGTTTCAATAATAGATAATTTTTTAATTGTTTTGGATTGCCGAATTTTTTAACCAATTTAAAAATTGATCCGTGAGTTTCGTGTGATTCGGCACACACCCAACATTTAAAAACATTGTATTTGTAGTTGACCTCTAAATTTCCTTTTCCGTCACCGTGGTCCAATCCTTTTATGTCATATGAACACACTGGACAATCAAAAGACATCTGTCCTTTATAATCATTATGCATATTAGAGTCACCCAAAATATCTTCGAGAATTTCAATAACAGGAGAATAGTCAACTTCTTGATTTACCATACTATAGAAATATATGTAAAAAAATTGATAAAAAAAAATCCCCCGGAACACCACCTCCGAGGGAAACCAACCAAAAGTGTATTTCTACACTTCCCGTCTTCTTTTATAAATATATGATAAACAATCGGTAAAGTAAAATACTAGTTGCCGGATTTTTCTAATTTGTTCATGTTAACGTAACCAATCACACAAGTTGCGGCGTCTGCCATGTCATAGTTTTCTTTTTTAAGGTTACCTGTTTTACCATATAACCAATTAACATCAGGACAAACAGCGTTTACGTGTTCCCAAATAACATGTTTCTTATCAATGTCTCTTGGATAACCACCAAATAAAACATTTCGACCTTTATCATTTGCACCCACTAAATCTGGAAATGCAAATTTTCTTGAATTATATGTTGAAATGAATGTTGGTAAAATTCCTAATACATCATAACATGACTTGAGAATCAATGTGTTATATCTTAATAAGGTACCAATTGTATAAACATTGTTTGATTGTAATAATGGTTCCTCAATAATAACACGAGTAATACCAACATCTTTATAACCTAACAAATGTTTTTTAAACGCTTCAGCCTTTAAGATTAATTCTTCAATCTTGTCTTCTGGTTGAGGTTTAATTTTTGGGGAAAAATGTGTTAATTCTAATAGTTTAGACCCTGTCATATCGAACAGTGCCCACCCAATTGTCTTGGTCGAAATATCGAGTCCTAAGATTTTTGGCTTGTTTTTTAATTTTACATCTATACTCATATAACAATATATAATGAATATTTTTAGAAATGTAAAGCTTTAGAAATCAAGTTTTACAGAAAAAACATCAACAGAGGTTATTCTTGCTCTTGGAGCACTAAACTTACCCATCACCATTGTTTCTTTATTTGAATTTAATAAGGCAATTTCAGTAATATATTTCGTACCCGAAACGTATGTTGGATTTTGAGATATAGTGAACTTACTGTCAGGTAAATTAATAACAAAATTCATAACTTGAACGTCAGTTCCAGTAACCACACTTACGGTCCCTTCACTATACGTCCTTTCTTTTCCAAAATTTGTTAAAGAAGAAACGTAATATCCATTATTTTCTGCTTCGTCTATTTTAGTCTCATTTAATATAAATGAGAATCCTGTTTTTAAATCGTTTATACTTGATAACTCATTTGTATAATTTTTACTATACCATAGATTTGGGTCTGGTTGTTTTCCGTTATCTGTAAATTGGTGTAGTATGTGAATTTGTGTTGCATTATAACCACTATTTAAATGTTTAAATCCACCACTATTAAATTTAACACTTACATTTTCAGGATTTGTTGAACCAGTTACTTTCATAAAATAACTACAAGGTAAATCTCCCGATACTGTACCTCCACTTAAAACATATGTAATCCATAAAGTTTGGCCTGTTGTTAAACCAACAATTGGGTCTGCATTTGTTATATACGAACTAACTTTTGGTGCTGTGAGTGTGTAGTTTCTAGTCGAGCCCGTATCCAATGCAGTTACAATTTCTTGGTCATCGAATACTATAATTTTTTGGTTAAAGAAAATTTTACCGACGCTATAATCATTAACATCTAGTAAGTCAACATAATCAAGTTGGAAATCCGGATTATAATCACTTGTTACTGATTTTGTTTTTCCTGTACTCATATGAAATGTTGTACCGGTAGAATCGTCACTTAATCTATGATACATTAAATTTGGTGAGGTAAGACTAAAGTAATCTACATCGGTGCTAGTGTTAGGTGATGTAATACCACTATAGTTACTAATGTAATCATCATATTTAAAAAATCTGTATGGGTCAACTGTGGTCCCACTTTCCGAATAATGTAAAATTGCAATAGTATTTTGTTCTTCAGGTAATACTTGAACTTCTTCTAACATTGTATTTCTTATTGTTGTACCTGTAATAGTTCCACCTGAATAGTTAATAAAAGTTTGACCCGAAGATGATGTGTATCCTAAATAACTTTTAACACCACTATAAACATTACTTTGGTAATCTTTTAATGCAATATTATCACTAACACCTAATGGTTTTTTTTCCCAAACGGTGTTTAAAGTCCATCCACTATTTGCGGTCATTACGTTCCTACATTGTTGATTTTCATCATCCGGACTTTCAACGGGAATTCCGTAAATTGTTGATCCCGTTGCTGAATATAAAAATGGGTATTTAACGTGCGTATTTTTATCGAATGGAGCAAAAACTCGTTGACTTGTAAGACCACTTAAATTATAATTATATTCTGAGTCACCTATTGAAAAGTAACTAATTAAAAAATCCCCTTTTGCAATTGCATTTCTACCTGCCTTAGTTAATCTTGCCGAAACTGTGGGTGTAAACCCTGTATTTAAGAAGCTCATATTTTATAAATATTTTATTATTTCTTTTATATTAATTACCAGGAACCGAATAGCAATCGGCATTACCGATACAATTCCCGTTTGGACCTGAACGTGTTATTCCATTTGCTGTTCCAATCGATTGATATACCGGCCAAGCTGATGTATCTAGTAATGTTGGTTCAATTTCAGTACACACAGAATATGCATAAACACCTTCAGAAACTTGTACAGATGCTATTCCATTAAATTGAGAATATGAATCCACGGATGTTCCAACCGCTCTATATCTTACACCATAATTGGTGTCACTGGCATACGCAATTTCAAGAGTATATGTATAACATTGACCGAATGCCTCCGTTGTTGGTGTTGGGGTTGGTGTAGGAGTTGGTGTTCCCATTACACTAGCCGCAGGTGTGTTAGTTGGTGTGTTAGTTGGTGTACTCGTTTGGGTGGCAGCTGGTGTAGATGTTGGGGTTTGCGTAGGAGTTGTTGTTCCCATTACACTAGCTGCAGGTGTACCTGTTGGTGTACCTGTTGGTGTAGATGTTTGAGTTGATACGGGTGTGCCTGTTGGCGTAGATGTTTGAGTTGCTACAGGTGTACCTGTTTGGGTGGCTGTTGGTGTAACGGTTTCTGTTGGGGTAACAGTATTTGTTGGTGTAATAGTATTTGTTGGCGTAACAGTATTTGTTGGCGTTTGCGTAGGCGTTTCTGTTGGTGTAACAGTATTTGTTGGCGTAACAGTATTTGTTGGCGTTTGCGTAGGCGTTTCTGTTGGTGTAACAGTATTTGTTGGCGTTTGCGTAGGCGTTTCTGTTGGTGTAACAGTATTTGTTGGCGTAACACTTGCTGTTGGGGTATTTGTTGGTGTCGCAGTTGGCGTTGGCGTTTTAGTTTGTGTAGGTGTAGGTGTTGGTGTTTTAGTATTTGTAGGTGTTGGTGTTGGTGTTAATGGCGGTAATTTATAACATTGAAAATCAATACTGTTCCTATCTTCCGTGGTATTATAATCATTTGGTGTACCATATCTCGGTCTAAGGTATGTATGTTTTGACCTGTTAAATAAATTATTTTCAGTTAAATTTCCTCCTGTCCATAAAGTCGTTGCGGGAATAAATTGTTCGATAATTTTCATCCAATTAGGACTCATTTTAGTTATGAACGTATTTAAATCGACATCATTATAAGGAACAAAATTTGTATTTGTTACATATTCGTTATAAACCTGTTCCAAAGAAAAATATGATTTATTATATTTTGATTCGCTTGTGGAAATAAAACCATTTAAAATTTCTTTAGTAAATTCTTCAAATGTTACACCTGACGTATATTGTGGTGTAACTCCTCCGATTGATATTTCTAAATTTCTTGACTGTCTATAAATGTCATATTCAATGCACTGTGCTGAAGATAAATAAACTCCAATATTCTTTCTATTAAGAATTAATTTAGAATTGTATTCATCATCACTAACACTTATTTTTAAATTGTCTATTTTAGGTTCTAATTCAAATCCAGATTCTAATCCAGGTAATGTTCTAAAATAGTTAAAATAATCCTCACCATATGTATAATCTTTAGGTTTGGTTTTAATAGTTTTAGTTCTTCCTGTTAATTGGAAAACTCCATTAATAGTTGTACCACTAGATGTACTTTCATCAATAACATCTGACGATCTATGACTTAAAGTTAAATCATACCAACCTGAACCCTTTTGGAAAAATATATCATCTTTTAAATTCGTTATTTTTCTTGGTAATCCATCACTATCTATTGGATACTCGTCTCTTGTTAGATTAGTTGTTCCTGTTATTGTATTTTCAGTAAATCCAGTTCCATTATAACCCGTAATAACAAATTCAGTTTTTGTACCTTGTATTAAATCGTACAATTCAGTTTGTACTGAATCATTTAATTTTGATTTTACTTTATAAACGTATTCGTTTATTTTAATCATTGGTTCAGGTGCACCTAAAAATCTTAAGAAAAATTCAATTGAATTTCTTGTTCCTTTTGATTTATAAATGTGTGAAAGATTAACTAATAATCTTCTATAAAATTCGTGTTCAGACTCAATTAGGTTTTTACCAATTGATTGTCCTCCATATACACTATCTTGTCTTGTATATAAAGTATCTTCTATATTTTGTTCTTCAAATAAATTATGTGAATCTAATCCTAAATTATCTGATAAATTCTTTAATAATAAATCAGGAACATTATTGATAGCGTCATATGTAACATTTCTCATGTTAGCAATGTTATCAATATATTTCTTTACTCTATCGAAACTTTGTCCATATAATTGAAATATTGTTTCTCCCTTTTTATCATTAGTATCAAATTCGAATAATTGTGGTGCTGCTAAAAATCTAACAACCAAGTTAGATTTATAATCGTCTATCTCGTCAGCTAAATCACTTAACTTTGAAATGTAATCATCAAAATCTAATCCTACAGTTTGTAAGTTCCAACCATCTAACGCCAATGGCCAATTAACTTCAATTGTTACAATATCTGTTGTCCCACCATCAAAACTATCTCTTGGTACTTTAAAACTCGCTTCGTATTTTGGATTGGTTTCTCTATTAAGTAATAGTTCTTCTAAATCATCTAAATTATTAAAGAACTCCTCTGTTATACCATTATTGGGT